AGGACGTTCTGTCATATCTGAAATCCTCTCCGTTCAATCCTCTTTCAAATACCATTGATCCGTAGTTTCTTACCTTGAATCCTAAGTCTTGTGAAATCATTAATAAGTGAGTTGATGGAACGTCCAAGTTGTCAACTTTAACAACCTCAATACCTGCAATAAACAACTGTCCAACCGCATTAGTGTAAACCATGTCATTATTTAAGTATTTACTATCGGTTGCTTTTAATACATGAATTCTATAAAAGTTATCATCCGAAATAAATACTTTCGATGGGCTTTCATTGTTATTTGCCATAAATGCAGCAGTAGCCACAATCTGATCAATAAGGTTTGAAGCACCATTTGCAAATGTTCCATCAAATGCAGGTGTAGCAGTAAATGCAACGGCATTAGTCTTCATTCCTAAAGGCGCATCACCATTAACAGCAGGATCATTATTTAATAAACCATCGTTATATTGCTCTAGCATCTCATCCATGAAATCCTCACGAATCCAATTCTCCATAGAAGCCACATCTCTTAATAATTTATCCTCTACAGTTCCAAAAATTGCTACTTTCTTAGCTTCAACCTCTCCCGTTTTAAGTCTAAACGATCTTTTTGGCTTTTCTCCTCCGCTTGTGATCCAATCTGCCGAACCCGGGTCTCCTGCTGTTACTTCTGTATCTCCTACTTCTTCTTTTTCTAGGTAGTACAATTTAGGTACTGAAATAGAAGTAACAGGTATATGATCTAAGATTAGATTTCTTTTTCTAATTCTTTGATATAAAGCAGGGTCTACCTCTCTACCTGTGAAGGCATCAATTTGCACTCCTGTCCCGTCACCGTTAAAAGTCTGGTTGAAACCAAAAGTTTCAGGTGCTTTATTAATTGGCGCTGGCATCTTAATAGAAGGAAATGCTCCGTCATTCTTACCACCGTTCGGGTATCTTTCTTCAACAAACTTAGCAACTGATTCTCTTAGCTGCTTGTAGGTCATCATTTTACTACCCTTGTTAGACTCTTTTGATTGCTGTTGCTCTTCTCGCATTGTAGCGATCTGCTCATGCATCTCTTTTAGAGTGCCATTAATACTCTCAATAGATTTATCTATTTCTTTTTCTGTTAACTCATTAAGAGATTCACGCAAAGATTTAATTTCTGTCTCCGCTCCTTCAATTGTAGCCTTATCGGCTTTCTCGGCTAATTCTGTTTTATAGCCTTCTAATTGTTCGCTAATCTTGTCGATAGCTTCTAATTCTTTACTCATCGTATTAAATTTTAGTTAGTAAATTATTTAATTTATTTAATAGTTGAGTGTCCGGTGACGGCTCATTTTCTTTTGCAGTATCGTTTGATGGCTGCTTATTGTTATTTGTTGTTGGTGTGAAGGTGTTAGAACCTATTGGTACGGCTGAACCTTCAAGTGCCTTAGCTTCTTGTACTACCCAAAAATAACCCAATTCCTCGGCTTTTTCTGGATTAATTGCTAAGTCTATATACTTATTATACGTTTCAAATTCCTTTTGATAAGATGCATCATTAACTGCTAATTCAAGCTTAATGTATTGCATCCCTACGCTATGATTCTTTACAAATCCTTTTGCGTATTGATCAAACATTCTTTGATTACGTCCTCTTTTTACGGTAGATTCAAATAGTAAAGCTTCTGTTTTGCCTTCAAAGTCATACCCTAACTCCCTCCAATCAAATTCTTTAACACTTGCCTTTAGGTCTTGACCATCTGAAATAATATTATCAAAGTCCATTTTATGCTCAGCTAAATGAAGCATATTACGATTTTCTTTGACTGTCTTATTCCATATTCCTTTAACGTGGAGGTCTTGATGTGAGTCTATTACGTTTGTGGTATTTATTAAAGCTTCTATTTTTATCTCGCTCAACTCTTGATAGTTCTCAATCATTTCATTGGCTTTAATAGCGTTATCTTTGCTGTATATATTTACAATATGACTAATCCCATCCGCTTTTTTTATTTCAGCTTTCTTTGCAGCTAATAGCGTGCTTTTATTCTCAATAATAAAATCTATTCGCTCTTTAGTGCTTTTAAAATCTTTATTTAGTAACATCTTTTATAACAATTTTATTACCCTTAATTTCTTTATTTCTTTGCTTAATTATCTGCTTAATATCTTTGTCTTTCATAAGTCTACTAATTTTTGAGCATCCTCTAACGAATACCCTAAGTTAACTAATTTTTGCATAGCGTCCGCTTTGCTGTTCATTGTTTCTGCCCTTTCTCCTTCAAATACTTGCATGAATGGAAGGTAAGACCAATCGAAACACACTTTTAATCCCTCCTCTTTTAAACGGAAATACTTATCGAATTGGTTTGCTAGTTCATCTCCTTTAGGACTTAGAGTATAAGAAACATGGCTGCCTCTTGCCTTTTCTTGATTCTCATAGGTAGAACTTTGATACGCTTCTAATACGTCTCTAGGTATATTGTACATATTACCAATTAAAAAGAAGTCCTGTAAATATGATTCTTCTAGTCTTAATTTAGAATAGTCTTCAACAAATCTCTGAATCTTAGCCATAGCTGACATAGGATATACTTGTTTGCCATCGCTATTCATTTTATCTTGTACGCTTTCTTTTTCTTCCTTTGTCAATGGTAGCTTATCCGCTCCACCATCGCTAGAAACCATAAATTTAGCTGTATACCGTACATTGATGTTTTTACTATCTAATGAATGTTCGGAATTACTTATAATCTTATACAATGCATCTATACGGCTAGCCCCTTTGTAGTAGTTCCCTACCCCGTTGGTAAGATCATTACTGATTAATATTTTTGATAAAGGAATGGTAATACTAGTGCCATCATCGTAGTAATATTTTATAGGAGTTTCTAGTATAGCTTTAGTCTTTGCGTTACTCATTATTAACTTATCCCTATCCTGATCTAAATGTTCTGGAAAGTCAATTTTATAAGGTGTTAGAAAGTACCCTGAATTATTAGGCATGTTTAAATTTCTACTATCAATGTATAGATAAGAATTACCTAGCATCGTCCAGAACATGTAATCCCAAAGAAACTGCTTTTTAGTCTGAACTGGGTTGGGGTTTTCAATCCAATCTAGAAAAGGATGCTTTTCAATGTAGTTACCGTCCTTATCTTTTAGGTAAACTTCTGCTAAACTAAAAAGGTCACATTGTAACCCGAAAACCTTTAATAAAGCAGGGTTAGTTAGTGCTGCTGTTAACTTTTCTTTGTCTTCGTAGTACCTATTGAACTCTACTACGTTGTTTATAAGGTTAAAAGAATAGTTATACCTACCGTTAAATAGGTTTTTGAAGAGATTTTCTAAAGGATATAAAAATTTCACAATACAAATTTATTAAATATTTTTGATAATTCTTTGATTTTTAAGAAATAATGCAATGTAACGCAAAACATCCATTAAGTGATTATCTAAATCTAAGGGTTCATCTACTATAAGATTATACCTATCTGTCTTCCACTGATAGTTTTCTGTTTCATATTCAAAGTTAGTTGAATTTTCGGTATAACAAACATTAATAGTCTGTAGTAGGTCAATACCGTCCTTAATACTTCCCTTTCCTTTAGGTGATGTTATAGCATAGTCATAGCCTAATTGTCGTAAGCTCATTACTTTTTGAGGCCTGTTATTATCACATATAACGTAATTAGATTTATTAAGATCTAGCCTAGTAAATAGATATTTTACTAATCCTTCATCCTCATTCCGTATTTGTTCTAGTAGTTGAGTGCTTAATTGTCCTTTAATATCGTTTTCACTTGCATAGTTTAGTTCATTAAGATACAATGTGCCATCATAATATTTAGCTTCTAATATAGCAAATGGATCAACTTGCCCCCAATCGACACCATAATAAGTTGTTGCATTTAATGCTTTGAACTCGTCTAAAGTAATCTTATTAAAGTGTGAATAAATTCTGTTTGGTTTTTCTGCCTTTAGTCCTAGTCCGTACACTTTCCAGTTAAATAGTGATGCGCTGTTTTTAGCTTCATTAAGTATACACCTGGATAGCTGATCTAAATACTTTTGTTCTATTGCTTTTTCATTTTCTACTATGTTATAACTTTTTGCTTCTTGTTCTGATAATATTTTGTCTAGTACTACATTTGACATTGAAACAGGCTGATAACCTAGTATCTTTTTCTTTTGCTCTTCCGGACAAAAAGGATTGTCTAAGAAAGTAGAATGTATTGTAATTGTTCTAGGGTCTTTTTTTAAATCTTCTATCCAGTGGGCTTTCTTTGGATTCCAATCAATCAAAACATAGTCAGACGTTCTCATGTCTAACTGGTCAAATGTTTCCTTACTAATCTTATAAGGTTCATTTATCCATGTAATGTCTCCTTGATACCCTATTACCTTATCTTCATCATCTGATCCGTTCAATTCAAATATACTGTTAGTC